ACGACCAGTCCTAGACTGGCCACGGCATTAGGCTCTGACATCCGACCCGGTTCATAGCCGGGCAACGAGTGAGCCTCCCCTTGCTGGAGAGGGAGCTGATCGAAGTCCAGCGTCCTGCCCGTCTCGTCCGCCGGAAATAAACTGCACAGCACGGCGTTATACTAGGCGTAAGACAACAGCAGACCCCAGACGAAGGCGAGACCCCAAGTGTCGATCATCTGCCGCAACGGCCAGAAGCACCTCCACGACACCGTCCAGGAGAGCAAGGCTTGCTGGCTCGGCCAGGCCCGTCAGGACGAGGCCCTGGAGAACCAGCCCGAGTACAAGCCAGCTCGCCCGTTCGACGTGGACGCGACTGACAACCAGATCAAGTTCCTCAACACCCTGCGCTCCGAGCGCGGGATCGCCCCGTACGTCGCGGTGCGCGGCCGGTACGGCGTCACCAAGCAGAGCGCGAGCGCCGAGATCGACCACCTGATCCACAACGTCCCCAAGACCGAGGTCACCGCCCGGCAGGGCACCCGCAAGGTCAGCTACCCGAAGGTGCCTGCTGGCTACTACGCCACTCCGCGCCCGAACAGCTCCGAGATCGACTTCTGGGCCGTGCAGGTCCCGACCGACGGTCACTTCAAGGGGATGACCTTCCTGAAGCGCGTCATCGGCGGCCGACCCGAGTCCCGCGTCAAGGGCAGCCAGGCGTTCGCGATCCTCAAGAAGATCGAGGCCGACCCCACCACTGCCGGCAAGCTGTTCGCCGAGAAGCTGAACCACTGCTACCGGTGCAACCGGCACCTCACCGAAGGCGCCAGCCGCACCCTGGGAATGGGCGAGACCTGCGCCACCCAGGCTGGGCTCGGAGCCAAGTGGCACGAGCTTGACCGTCAGTTCGCACAAGCCAGCTGACAACCACCCGGCCGGGTCTCCCCAGCGGAGGCCCGGCCCGACCCATAGGAGAAGGCGATGGACACCCAGACTCAAATGGCGCTCGATGCGTTCCGCGAGAACGAGGTCGCCAAGGCAGAGCAGTACGAGGCCGAGGGCCGGAGCCAGCGCGCGGCCCGGCTGGTCCCCTACGAGGACAAGCCTCTGTACATCTTCCACACCGCGCTGATCAAGTACGAGGTCATGGCCGAGCAGTCCCGCAAGGCCGACGACAACGACGGGTACAACTTCGCCCGGGAGCAGTGCCGGGACCTGCGTCAGCAGATCGCGAACCTGGAGCGCAAGGAAGGTCTGGTCGAGGTGCTGATGACCCCGGCCGAGTACGCCACGGCACTCCGCGGAGGTCCGCGTGACTACGGTCGCGAGCCAGAGTAGCCGGGAGAAATACCTGGAGCGTCAGCGACGCTACAATAACAGTAGGAAAGGGCAGGCCCGGAACAAGAAGTACGAGGCCCGGCATCCCGAGCGCAAGGTGCGCTGGGAGCCAGCCCGAGGACACTAGAAGGCGAGCAATGAGCACCTTTATCCGGCTCCCGTTCATCCGCATCAAGCACAGCAAGCGAGGCTGGCGAACGGGAGTCGGCCCCAGGCTCTTCCGGCGCTGGTATGGCGCTGGCGGGCGTGGCACCTCAACCGGCGCTGGCCCGGTAAGCTACTACCACCCCACAAAGAAGCGGACGAGGCGAGGACGATGAACGACGCGCACGACAACGCGGCTACCGACCGGGAGATGCTGGCCCGGTTCGAAAGCAAGAAGGACGGCGCCAGCAACGAGGACCAGACGGAGCCGGTCGTGACCGACAGCCCGACCGAGATCCAGGAGACGCTGCTGGACGCGGTGCTGAAGAACCAGAGCCCGACCATCGTGCACGTCGTGTACTGCGACCATGTCGACCCCAAGATCATGGACAATGCGCGCTACTGGCACAACGCCGTTCCGCGGATGCGGGACGTGGCCGAGGAGATCCAGGCTCTGCTCGACAAGACCGACAAGAAGCCGGTCGACTGGAGCGCGGCTGAGTTCCGGGCTGAGCTGGTCAAGGTCCGGGACGCCATCACGCTGGAGTTTGGCTGATGGCCAGGCGGCAGTCCGACGAGGACGCTCTGTTTGACGAGTGGTTCGCGCGGGCATCGGTTGAGACCATGGAGTGCCGCGTGGCCTCCCGGCATCGTCTCCCTCGCATCACGGACCCTGCAACGCGGGTTAAGCGCGGCCGGGTACGTCAGCGGCTCGTCACCCTGGTCGAGCAGACTTGCGAGTGGTGCGGGACCGAGGTCGTCTACAACACGGACGGTGACGGCATCGTCCAGAGCCGTCGGTCCGGCTACAACTGGGATGACGGGTACCTGCTCCCCAAGGGTGCCGGGCGGATGACGAAGGAGCGCCGCGCGCTACTCCGGCTGAAGCTGATCGAGCTCAGGCTCCGCTGATGGCTATCGCCGAGGCGATCCTCGCACTGATCGGGCTGGTGGCTATCTGCCTAGCGGTCGGTGCGGGGATCGGCGAGCTGCTCTGGCGCCGTACCGCGCGGCGGATCAAGAAGAAGTATCCCCACTGCGGATGGTAGCGAAATAGAACTGCAGTCCTAGTAGTTGAAGGGGTCATGGAAGCAACGATCACGAAGGACGGGACCCGGATCCTGGCGCAGATCCCCTACGCCAAGGGTCAGGGTCCTCGTCTTGCCAAGACCATTCCGGGCGCGCGTGGTGTCTGGGACAAGAAGGTCACGCCGAACAAGTTCGTCGGCTGGGCCTACCCGCTGAGCATGGGCACTTGCCGGAGGTTCCGGGAAGTGTTCGGCAGCGATCTGAAGGTCGGAAGCGAACTGGCGAGCTGGGCTCGTAGCGAGATCGCGAAGGAGCAGCAGCTTGAGCTATTCCGGGACGAGGACAGCAACGCGAGCGCCGCTCGGCTGCTCCGCGTGGCCCAGGAGGCTCCTGCGCTGTTCAAGGCGATCAGCACCCGTGGCTACCAGCTGGCCGGTGCAGCGTTCGGTGTCGAGGCCGGGCAGTACATCCTGGGCGACGAGCCCGGACTGGGCAAGACTCTGCAGACGCTGGCGACGCTGATTGAGTCCGACGCCCGTTCTATCCTCGTGGCTTGCCCGCGCACCGCTACCCGCACCGTGTGGCAGCGCGAGGCCGCCCGCTGGACCGAGATCGAGACGTACGTGGCCCAGGGCACCCGGAAGCAGCGCGACGAGGCCATGGTCAAGTTCTGGGACCGCAAGGACCTCAACGTCCGGCGCATGCTGATCATCAACACCGAGATGATGCGCGTCACCCCTGAGGTGTGCCCGTTCGGCCCGCTGAAGAAGTGCCCGACCGGTGAGACCGAGAGCCACAAGCACGAGCACGACGTGGCCGAGTGGCCGTTCCTACAGGAGCAGGTCTGGGACGCCGTGGTGCTGGACGAGAGCCACAACTCCATCGCCTCCACCAAGAACACCAACAGCAAGGGCATCACCCAGGTGCGGTACGGCGCGATGAAGATCCGGCGCCAAGTCAAGCCGGGTGGTCTGGCCATTGCCTGTTCGGGTACGCCGTTCCGGTCCAGGCTGGACAAGAGCTGGGGTGCGCTGAACTGGTGCCGCCCGGACCTGTTCCGTAGCTTCTGGCGCTTCGCCGAGGAGCACTTCGGTGTGACCTCGAACGGCTGGGCCAAGGTCGTCGGCCGGGTGGACGAGAATGGCCACAGCGTGGTCGAGCCGCTGGACGCGAAGGCGTTCGACGCGGCGCTCCGCCCGTACTTCCTGGCGCGGACGAAGGAGGCCGCTGCGCCTGACCTGCCGCCGATCGTCTACGCGGGCCAGCCTGCCAACGCCGACGCCGACTTCAACGGCATCTGGCTAGACATGGAGCCGAGGCAGGCCAAGGCGTACGCGCAGATGCAGAAGATGGCCGAGATGGACATCAAGGGCGGCCGGGTGCTGGCCAACGGCGTCCTGGCTGAGATCAGCCGCCTGCGGCAGCTCGCCAACGCCAATGCCTCCCTGTCGGCGGACCGCGAGGTTCACCCGATGCTGCCCAGCCCCAAGATCGACTGGATCGTTGAGCACCTGACCGAGCTGAAGGGCACCGGCCGCAAGGTCGTCATCGCATCCTCGTTCACCCGCATGGTCGAGCTGACGGCTGACGTCCTCCGGGACGAAGGCTTCTTCGTCCGGACGCTGACCGGCAACACGACCGACCGCGAGCGGCAGCTCTTGGTGGAAGAGTTCCGGGACCCTGACAGCAAGATCGACGCTGTCATCCTGAACAGCAAGGCGGGCGGCGAGGCCATCACGCTGGACGCGGCCGACGACCTGATCTTCATCGACATGCCGTGGACGTCGGATGAGGCCAAGCAGGTCGAGGCCCGCATCCACCGCGTCAGCCGGATCCACAACGTCACGGTCTACCGGCTCCTCATGAACGGCACGGTCGATGCCTGGATCGCTAGCCTGAACGAGGACCAACGGCGTATCCTTGAGGCCGCCTCTCCGCAGAATCTGCGCGAGATGGTCCTGGAGGCGTTGGCGGCATGAGGTACAAGTACACCGGGCGGATGAAGTACGAGGTCATCCTGCGGCGGAGTCGTGGCCGGTTCGTCAAGTCGGTCGAGCGTGACTCCGCCTACGCGGCCAAGAAGCTGGCCGGGCAGTGGGACGAGAAGTATGACCTGACGTACGAGATCGAGATCCGCCCGGTGGAACGCATCGTGGTCGTCAAGTGAACTGGCGTGAGCGGATCCTTGGGTACGCCGAGGCCATCAAGCACATCCAGGTCAACTACGGCTACGACGAGGACCGCGCCACCCGGTGTGTCGAGATCGCCATCTCAATAGGCAGAAATTGGCCCAGCTCCTGCCCGGTCGACGATGGCTTCTTCATCGTCCGCTACCACGGTACCAAGGGGAAAGGATTCCTATCGAGGCAATTCACCATCGAGCCGCCTTTGTCCCACCAGAAGGTAGCGGCTGGTCTCCAGACCGCGTATACTCCAAAGAGGAACATTCAGTCCCGGCCTACCAGAGGAGAACTCATGCCACCCCGTGGACGCACCAAGCAGGTTGACGCCGAGCCCGAGGTCGAGGAGACCGACGAAGCCCGCGACTACACCATCTATGCCGAGAAGGACGTCACTCCGACGATGCAGGACTTCGCCGAGTGGATCGTCGCGGAGGTGTACGACGGGAACCAGAAGGCGTTCGACGCCGAGGACCCGGTGCGGATCGTGTCGCTGGCCGGGACGCTGCGGATGGAATTCCAGCGCTCCGAGCTGAACAAGACCCGGCGAGCCGAGCGCCAGGCCGCGCGGGCGTCCGCTGCGACCGAGACCGACGAGGCCGAAGAGGACGAGGCCCCGGCGACGCCCGCCCGGTCGACGCGCGGCAAGGCCACCGCGACCAAGGGGGCCACGAAGGCTCCGGCCGGCAAGGCCACCACGGCCAAGCCCACCGGTCGGCGCGGTCGGCAGCCCGCCTCCGCCGAAGCTCCCTACTAGACGTCTGCCCCGGTCGGCCTCCCCTCTCGCTGATCGGGGCGGACCCATCTTTGGAGGCCACGTGCCGAATGTTGATGTAAGCCAGCTTCAGCCGGGCGTGTTCGGGGTCAGTCACGGCGGTGGCGTACCGGGCGCGCTGATCCGGCACGCGACCGGCAGCTGGGCCGGACATGCCTTTCTCTACCTCGGGGACGGCAAGGCGATCCAGGGGATGCCGGAGAAGGCCAACATTGTCCCTGCGGATACCTGGGACGACGCCATCTGGGCCTGGCAGATGTGGGACAAGCTGGGCTGGCCGAACGACCAGACTCTGGCAGCGCAGACTTCCGTGGTCAACCGGGGCAACGCTCTGGACGGGACCGACTACGACTGGCCTGCGTTTGTCCAGTTCTCGCTGGAGGTCATCCACCTGCGGAACCGGGAGGACCTCTCCGATCTCGACAAGCACGACGACTGGCGGGTGTGCTCGGCTCTGGTGGCGGATGCACTCGGCCGGGGCGGAGTACCGCTAGACTTCGTTCCGGAGGACGGCCCCGGCTTCCGGGATGGTAAGGGCGGCCCGGTCACCCTGCCGCCCAACCTGGTTGCTCCGGGCATGCTGCTGGGCCTGGCTCAGCGGATGGAGTGGTGCTAGCTTCTGCCCCTTGAGCAGCCTGCTCGACTCTCTGGGTGCACCTAAGACGTGCTTAATCTGCCCGGTTCGGTCGAGCAGGCTCCTGAAGGCGAAGGAACCAGTACAATTGAAGCGGGCACGGGCGGACTCATACTCCGCTTGGTGTCAAGGGGATGCCAGTCCCCGGCTGGGGGCCACCCTGTCGTCTGGCAGCGCAGGGTGGCCGCTCAGTTCTTACAGGAAGGCGAGACGATGACGACTACTGATCTTCCCGTGCTGCGCACGAGCGAGCGCTCGGCTGTGAAGCGCTGCCCGCAAATGTGGTGGTGGAAGTACCGGATGGGCCTGGAGCCCAAGGACCAGCAGGCTGACGCGCTGTGGCTAGGCATCGGCGTACACCTCGCTCTAGCCCAGTGGTACCGGAAAGGACTCCGGCGCGGTACGCGGCCCGCTACGGTGTTCGAGCGATGGGCGGGCGAGGAGATCCGGTACGCCCGAACCTACCTGGACGGTGACTTCGAGTCAGCCGTGTGGGAGGACGCGACGGAGCTGGGCATAGCGATGCTGACGGGCTACGTCGAGCACTACGGCAAGGACGACCGCTGGGACGTCATCAGCACCGAGCAGCCGTTCGCGGTCCGCATCAAGCGCCAGGGCGAGCCGGTGGCTGTGTTCAAGAGCCGCTGGGATGGCGTCTTCCGCGACCTGGATGACGGCGCGATCTACCTCATGGAGCACAAGACCGCTGCACAGGTCAGCACCGCGTACCTGCAGATGGACGACCAGGCCGGTAGTTACTGGGCCGTGGCCGGTGATGTGCTGAAGGCCAAGGGCGTGCTGAAGCCTGGCGAGAAGATCGCGGGCATCACCTACAACTTCTTGCGCAAGGCCATGCCGGACGACCGGCCGGTGAACGAGGAAGGGCTGAGCCTGAACCAGAACGGCTCCGTCAGCAAGAAGCAGCCAGCACCCCGCTTCATTCGCGAAGTCATCGAGCGCTCCCCGAAGGAGCACGCGACGCAGATGGGCAGGATCGCGGACGAGGTCGCCATCATGAACGGGATGCGTACAGGGGCCATCCCAGTCGTGAAGCGGCCGACCAAGGACTGCCCGCGCTGTGACTTCTGGGAGATGTGCCAGCTGCACGAGCGCGGCGGCAACGCATGGCGACAGATCATGAAGGCGTCCTACACCCAGATCGACCCGTACACCGACTACCAGAAGAGTGCGAGTGAGTGATGCGCTGGATAAACCACAGGCTGGACGATGGCGTTAGTGTGATGACGCTGGAGCTGACCACCACCGAGGCCGACGCCATCCTGAAGGACATGAAGACCGGCGACGATAGCGCCACAGCGAGCAAGGAGGCATTCTCGGCCTTCCGCGAGGTCGCCGACGGTCACGACCGCACCAAGAACGGCGGGGTGAGAACAGCATGAGGAGGATCTACCTCGCTGCCTCGTGGAGCGTACGCGGCCAGATGCTGGTAAGGCAGCGCGAGCTGCGCCAGATGGGCCACTACGTCACCAGCACGTGGCTGGACGATGACACGGCAGCCGTAGAGCCCGGCCCAGACCCTAACTGCGATGATCCGGAGCGAGCGGCCGGGTGTGCCCGAGCCGACGCGGCCGACCTGATGCTGGCCGACCTGGTCATCATGTCCACTGATGTTCCGAGCACAACTGGAGGCTTCCACGTAGAGCTAGGATTGGCGCTAGCGGCCGAGAAGGAGATCATCCTGGTTGGGCCTCGGCTGAACATCTTCCACTACCTACCGACCATTCAGCACTACGACAGCTGGACGGAAGTCCTGACCTACCTAGGGAGCATCAATGCCACCAGCGGCAGCTAGGCGCGGCGCGCGGCGCGGTACGCCGAAGCGCAGCACAGCCAAGTCGGCCCGGGAAGCGCCGGAGTCGATCGAGGAAGAAGAAGTTGTCATTGAGATCGAGGAGCTGTCGGACTACAACGAGTCCAAGAACATCCTCCTCCACGGCCCGTCCGGCCACGGCAAGACGGTGCTGGCTGGTGGCGCGGCCCGGGACTTCCGCTGCCTCTTCCTCAGCACCGAGAAGGGCGTCGTCTCCGCCAAGCGCGCGGGCAGCAAGGCTCAGGTCATGCGGGCACCCGACTGGCAGCATGTGGTCGCCGGGCTGAACCGGGCCGACCAGGAGCTGGCTCCGGAGGACTGGCTGATCGTGGACTCCGGCACGAAGATGCAGGTGCTCTACATCCGCTGGATCCTTCAGCAGATCCACGACCAGAACGCCATGCGCGACCTGGACATCCCGGCCATCCAGGACCACCAGAAGTGGCAGAACGGCTTCAAGCGCTTCTGTGACCGCATCATCGACTCGCACTACAACACCATCTTCATCACGACCAGCATGCAGACCGAGAACGAGGACGGCGATGACATGGTCATCCCGGACCTCACCGGGAAGCAGAACCAGATCTCCAACTACATCAGCGCGCAGTTCGACGTCGCGATGTACTACGCCGTGGCGCCACAGAAGTCCAGGACCGAGCCGATGGTCCGCCGCGCGCTGACCCAGCCGTATCCGCCCTACTTCGCGAAGGACCGCTACAACGTGTTCGGCCGGTGGCAGGATGTGCCGGAAGGCGACTACACCGCCATGTCGGACTTCATCGGCATGATCCTCGACGCGGACGCTGCGACCGATGCCAGCTAGGCCGCGTCCGCCGCGCCGGATCGAGCGGGAGCCCGAGCCGGAGGCTGATGGCCGCACCGTCGTCAAGCACGTGGACGACATGCTGCAGCTGCCATTCCGGCAGCACGTCCAGGTCAGGCACGCCGTCACCATGCGGTACCGCACTAGGACCGAACACGAGGCAGACCATCGCCTGCACGATGACGTCCTGGACCACACCCACTCCGAGGCGAGAGGACTGGAGGCAGCGCCGGAAGGCGAGCAGGAAAGTACACAGGACGATTAAGGTATAATCGCCCTAGGCCCATCTACACCCTGTTACGGGAAAGGCTATTTCTATGCCAACACTCAAGCTCGACGACGACGTCCTTGACGTTGACGCGCTGGAATCGGCGGAGTACACCGAAGGCGAATTCGAGAGCTATGACGGCGAGGTCCCGCCCAAGGGCACCATCCTCAGCGGGTACGTCAAGTCCATCTGGTACGCGCTCACCAAGAACGAGGACAGCATGCTCAAGGTGCTGTTCGTCGCGGACGGGAACGAGGGCGACGAGGCGGAGTACAACGGCATCCCCATCTTCGAGAACGCCGCGCTGATCCCCAGCGCCAAGTTCCGGTGGGCTCCGATGATGCGCGTCCTGGGCTTCACGCTCCGGGACGTCAAGAGCAAGATGGTGGCCGAGTCCAACGAGGACGACCAGTTCGGCGCCAAGCTCAAGAAGATCGGCTCGTTCGTGCCCGGCGAGGAAGCGGAAGGTGCCTGGGTGCGGGTCGTCACCGGCCGCGAGCGGTACAACGGTGAGTGGCAGTGCCGCGCGGCCAAGTGGCTGCCGTGGGAAGAGGCTGAGGCCGAGGACCCGGACGAGGAGCCCGAGGACGAGGAAGCAGTCGACGAGGCAGAGGAAGTGGACGAGGAGGTCGACGAGGAGCCGGAAGAGGAAGAGCCCGAAGCCGAGCCCGAGCCGCCCGCGCGTGGCCGTCGCTCCGCCGCCAAGCCTGCTGCCGCTGCTGCCAAGAAGCCCGCTGCCAAGGCTCCGGCCGGGCGCGGCCGCACGGCGGCCCCGGCCAAGAAGCCAGCCGCGTCGGCCAAGCCTGCGCGCGGTCGGCGTCCCGCTGTGGAGGACGACGAGCCTCCGTTTTGATCAAGTCGTTCGGCGGCTCCGTGAGGAGCTTCACTCAGAACTGATGACAATCTCATGGATGGGTCGGGCCTGGTGGCAGTGAGCTGCCGGGTCCGGCCCTGAAGGGTAGCGGGAATGCAACCGGAGCACATGCCCAGATACCGGGCAGGCCTCAAGATGAACGACGACGTCACACTCACCTTCCCGGCTCACATCTGGCAGGGTTTCTATGCGTCGTACCTGTCGGCCGAGTGGAATGACTACTACGCCAACGTAGTGGCCAACGCGGCGCAGGAGGAGATGCTGGACCCCGTTTACCTCCGGGAGCGGGAAGCCCACATCCAGGAGCAGCAGGAGCACGCGCAGGCCCACGCTGCCCACTTCCTCGGGATCGGACCGAATCCCGATGACGAACTGGAGCAGAAGGATCCGCGCTTCCAGGACCACAAACCGCCGGAGGAACCAGCGTTATGACTCACAGCATCAAGCCGGTTGACGACAAGACCGAGAAGTTCCTCGGCGTCCTGACCGAGATCGTGAACGAGATGGACCGGGCGCACATGCTTCACGGCCGCACGAGCATGCTGGGGCCGGAGCTGTCCGAGGGCAACCGGCTGGCCATCCTGGTGGAGGAGGTCGGTGAGGTCGCCAAGGAGATGTGCGAAGGCGAGATCGCTCAGCGCGAGACGGACTGGGCGGCCCAGCGCAAGGAGCTGATCCAGGTGGCCGCGATGGCCACAGCCTGGGTTGTCGCCGGGGACCGCAAGGAGTACCCGGTATGAGCAACCGGCGTCGGCTCCGCCAGATCAACCGCAGTAGCGGCCAGATGCAGCGCCAGAAGCACGTCTGGGGTGGCATGGCCAGCGCCAGGAACTTCGGCTTCACCAAGCGCGAGATCAGCCGGTTCCAGCAGTTCAGAGCGACTACGAAGGAGTAGCGGTGCTCACTACCATCCTCGGATGCGGCCCGGCCGGGCTGGCAGCTGCCCATGCGGCTGTTGGGCTGGGGTCTAACGTCCGCATCATCGCGCCCAAGCGGAAGACGCCGCAGCGCGGTCCGATCATGCTCCACCGGCCCATCCCGGGCATCAACGTCACACAGCCAACCGGCTACGTCCGGCAGCTGGTCGTGGGAGGCTCCGTCCTGGACTACCGGCTGAAGCTGTACGGCGACGTCAACATCAGCATCAGCGGGGACATCCTGGACCCAGGCTTCTCCACCTGGCCGGTGCCGGAAGCCTACGACAAGATGTGGCGGCTGTATGGTCCGCTGATCGAGAGCCGCGCCGTGGACCCGTTCGAGGTTGACGTGCTGGCTGAGAACTGTGACCTCGTGGTGAGCACCGCGCCCGCTCGGGACCTGTGCCTCAAGCCCAGTGTCCATGAGTTCCGGTCCGTGCCGGTGGCGCTGTACTTCAAGACGAGCTATCCGAACCAGCCGATCAACACCGTGATCTACAACGCCTACCCGGACGTCAGCTGGGTGCGCTCGTCCAACATCTTCGGCGAAGAAGTCACGGAGTACAAGCCAGAGGACGCGCCGGGCAAGCCGGACCTGATCATCCGTAAGCCGCTCGCGACGGACTGCGACTGCCACCCGAAGGTGCTTCGGACCGGCCGGTTCGGCAAGTGGCACAACGAGACGTGGATCGACCACGCCTACTACGACACCCGCAACGCGCTGGTCAGCATTCAGCGCCAGGGAGAATGGGCAGACATCAAATGACAGGCAGCGGATGGGACGACCTGCCGAAGGAAATGCAGGACGCGCTCATGGAGGACCCGGACGACATCGCCAGCCCTGAGATGCGGGTCGCCAAGTACGCCGACGAGGCCATGTTCACGGCGGTCCCGATCGGCAACCAGGGCAAGCCGGTTGAGCCGAAGGTGACGCTGGTCTCCATGACAGCCAATCCGCTCCGTACGCTCGCGGCTGCCTCCGAGATGTATCAGGGTCGCCCGGTGTCGGATCCGAGCGCGGTGAGCCGTACGCTCGCACTGGAGTGGTTCGCGGCGTCCCAGAAGAACAAGCTTCAGGCTCCGCTGGAGTTCATCGACCTGCACTTCCTGATCGAGAACGTCAGCCGTGGCTTCACCCACCAGATGGTCCGGCAGCGTACGGCGGTCTACGTCCAGGAGAGCATGCGGTTCGCCGTCAAGGATCAGGCTGTGTGGGAGGTGTCTCTGCCGCCGAGCCTGGAGAACCTGGACGATGACGATCCGCGCCGGGTGATCTGGGACACGACGGTCGGCGCCATCAGCTCTGCCTACAACGCGCTCATCAACGCGGGCATACCGGCCGAGGATGCGCGCGGGCTGCTGCCGACGAACATCGCGACGCGGCTCCACTACAAGAGCAACCTGCGCAACCTGGCCGAGCAGTCTGGGGTGCGGCTGTGCTCGCAGGCCCAGGCGGAGTGGAAGAAGGTCTGGGCGCAGATGGTCCGGGCCATCCTGACCTACGGGCCAGAGAGCGAGCGCTGGCAGCAGCGGGAGATCGTCAAGCTGTTCAAGCCGGTGTGCTACGCGACCGGCAAGTGCGAGTTCATGGCGGAGACCGACCGCTACTGTATCATTCGTGACCGGGTCGAGGCTCACCACCGCAACGGTGACGCGCCGGACACCTGGTCTGACATCGACCCGCGCGAGCCGCTGCACGCTATGGCCGCTCGCCGTGTCCGGTGATCCCCAGATCGAACGTCTACGCCATCTATGGCGACTAGGCGGCAACCTGATGGGCCTGCCCAGGCCCGGAGAAGGCGAGGAAGCAATGACCATGATGACAGAACGGCGCGAGGACCCAGAGGACGCCGACGTCGTGGCGCGGCGGATCATGAACGACCAGCAGCGTGAGCGGGCGGCCCGCGATCGGGACGAGCGAGACATCGCCCTGATGCGAACGGGCCAGCCAGAGGACGACGCTGAGGGCTGGCAGGGCGAAACGTACGGAGAGGAGCTGAAGCTGGGCGGAGGAGCCATGACGCAAGCGGAGCGGGACGCGGCCATCACCTACCTGGAGGCCGTGGGGCTGGACGCGACACCGGATGCCGTGGAGCAGCTGAACCTGGTGTTCCGGCGGTGCCTGACGATCATGTGCCATCGTGGCTGGGACCCGGAAGGCGGCACCTGGCGCCAGGCCGGTGCCCTGGGCGCGCTGGCTGACTGCCGGAAGAAGTTCATGCGGCTCTGGGAGCGCGCCTGGCGTAACGGCGCGCGGCACGACGACAGCGCCATCGACCTGATCAACTATCTTGGCTTCTATCTGCGGTCCGACCCGCAGTCTGAGGTCCGCTGGGGTGAGTGGGGCGAGCCCGGTGAGCCACAGTAAAGGCTTCCTGGCCGGCAAGTGCGAGGGCAACCTGGCACCGTACGGCAAGGTCCGAGACGGCATCCAGCAGTACAAGTGCCCCAGGTGTGGCCAGATGGATCAGAAGCAGGCTTCGCGTTGTCTGATGTTCCACAGCTGGCACAACAAGGGCCGACCGAATGACGGGTACCAGAAGCAGACCTGCAACCGGTGCGGCCACAAGCGGGTGACACAGCGTCGTCCGTGCTTCATGTTCCATAGCTACCATCGCACCCGGGACAATCCGGTTCTGAGGTGTAAGACCTGCGGTACCCCGAAGGAAGCGTAGGAGCGGTATGTGCTGCACCACTCACGACGTACGAGACCAGATAGACGCACAGAACGGCGTTGCCATCGTGCTGGCGGAGATCGAGGACTTCCGCTGTAAGTGCCCGTTCGGCAGCGCCTGCAGGCGTAGGGCTACCGGCGAGGATTTCAGGTGCGACTGGTGCCGTACGACCGTCGACGCAAATGGCGATGAGCGCGGCGGGCATCAAGAGTGGTGCAACATGTACCTGGGCGGCGATGGTTACGCCATCAGCCCGCAGGCGTACTCCGACAACAGCCAGGTGGCCGGGTACTGGAAGGAGGACGACTACTCGTTCAGCCGCGAACCGGTGTGGCAGACTCCGGTGGAGAACGTCCAGGAAGGCTACCTCTACCGCAGCAGCCCGCCGTCAGCCGAGGAGCAGGTGAAGGCCGCTCAGCGGTACATCAAGAGCAAGTACGGTGGCGAGCCCTACATCGAGGTCAAGCCGGGCCAGGAGTACGAACTGAAGTTCAGGCTGCCGCCGAGTGACCCACAGCAATAAGCGCTAGGCTTCCTAGCGAGCAAATATGCCGATCCGTACGAAGGGAACAGCATGGCTATCCGTCAGGCAGGCAAGAAGGGTGCACTCCCCAACGACCCGAGCAAGCCGCGCATCAACCTCGACCTCGCGATGCGGGGCGTGGCTCCGGCGTCGGCCCACTGGGGCCACATCCCGGTGATCGGGATGCTGGGG